TAGATCTTCTATTTTATTTTTTGACAAGTACCTACAAACGTACTTCACAACGTTTCCTTGAAAGAAGCTAAGATTGTTTTTAGAAATAAATTCATATGGTTGAATGCGAAACTCTTTATAGTGATTCCCGCCCACCTGCCTTTCTTGTGGAAATGCTTGTTCAAACATTTTTTTATTTGTCATAATTGATATCCTTTCCTTTTTATTTTTGCTTTTAATTTATAAAGATTATTTTTTGCTCTCGTAGTAGCTACATACCAAACTCGATGTTCTTCATCTTGTTTGTCAATACTTTTCTTTATAGACTTCTTTATTTTATCCCCTTGCTCTAACAATAAAATTACGTTATCCTCTTCGCCGCCTTTTATGGCATGTATTGTTGATATCCATATTCTTGCATTGGTATTTAAATTTTCCCCTTTTTCTAACATTTCTTTTATGTAATTTTTTTCATGTGCATCAGCATTTATAAATGCTTCATCCCAAGTATTTTCTTTATTTAAATTATTACCAGCGTATTCAATAATATCTTTCATGTATTTTTCTTCTATAGTTGCACCATTTCTCCATGCTTCGTATTGCAACATGGTGTTATATAACTTAACCTTAAAACTTTTACCTTTGTTTGTTTGATAATATAAATTTTTCTTTTTTACTTCATTCATCATCTTTAATAATTTGTTTTTAGTTCTAGTTAGAATGAGCCATTTACCCTTATTTAAGTCTACTTGACCTAGATTAGATATGTGTTGACAGTTACCCCCTATGTCTTTTGGTAAATAATCTTTTACTTTTCTTTGACCTAGTATTCTATTTACAATTACATTTGATTGTTCTTGCACTGCTTTAGATATTCTTTTTGAATATTTTAAAATTCTTTCTTTTGCAGGTTCATTAATAAATCTATTTACATCTGCCCCTGCCCAAGCAAATATGGCCTGGTCATCATCTCCTGCTAAATAAATATCTTGTACCTTTTCTTTTAACAGATCATATAATTTCCATTGTAGTGGTGAAAGATCTTGTGCTTCATCTATGAATACAACTTTTAATGGTGGTATGTGTTCCATTTGCATTAAACTAATAATGTCATTGAAGTCATACAATTTATTATTTTTTTTATAACTTAAAAAATTTTCATAAATATGATTTAGTTCCGCCCATTTAATCTCTTTTTTATTATGTTCATTTCTATCAAACTCTTCTCTGATAGATGTGTTTCTATTAATGGCTCTTCCAATCATTTGAAAATAAGGATTGTCACAAGTTAAATAGTGTGTCTCTTCTTTATTAATTTTATCCACGTACTTAACTTTAATATTAAGAATTTTTCCAAGGTCTTCATAATGATAAGGTTGCATGATACTGTCATCACTTAGATTTAATCTACGATATGAAAATGCGTGTAACGTTTGAAAGTAAGGTATCTTCTTTTCATCCATTAACATTCTTTTTCTAGCTTCTTCTGCAGCTTTTCTAGTAAAGGCGAAATAACCTATTTGATCTAGAGGTACTCCTTTTCTAATGTATGCCTTTGCTCTATTAATTAATCTATAAGTTTTGCCTGTACCTGGTGGTCCATAGAATTTGTAAATCATACAATTTCTTCTTTCTTATCCATTGCTATAATTTCTACAGGAGAACTTTCTTGTTCAAAGACACTTAATTGTAATTGCATACATCTAATTGATGGAAAAGATTTACCTTTACTGTCTTTGCCTGGGAATCTTTTTTGCACTTTAAACACAACTCCAAAAAATTTCTCTAACATATGGGAAGTTCTTTGTGCTTCATTTCTCCATTCTCTACTTTTTAATTCATCAAAGTATGGTTGAAATTTACAATAAGCATAATCACCTTCTATGTAAACCGCACCACTATTAAATGAAGTATAGCTTGTTGCTTTAGGTCCATTTAAATATTCTTTAGTTAATTCAAATAATACTTCTCTAGGTGTTGTTTCAAAAGCTGGATGTTGCACATCTAGATTAGCCCACAGACCATTTAATATTGCTTGAAAATCTTTTGATTTAATTGGTGGTGGAACTACTTCTGTTTGTGAAGCAATCAATGCTTTTAATTCTTTTTGTTCTATGATTTGTTTTACATGTTTAGCATGTATTAATGCTACTTCACCATTTGGTCTAGCTACATTTATATAAAATTCTGGATCTGGTTTGTAATCTATCTTTGTCAATCCAGATAACATTGGCCAGTCATTGTTAACTTGAGATATTATTCCATACTTTCTTTTTAAACAAACTGGTTTAGAACATTTTCTTGCAATTGGATTTTCATGACAAGTATGCCCTGCCGTATCTTTCTTCCAATCTTTTATTTTCTTTTTAACTTTTTCATCTCCCCAAGTATTATCATAAACTATATATGCTCTAGCTGCTTCTAATACTTTATCTTCCCAACTATCTTTAAATTTCTTTTTAGCAAAAACCATGTAGTTATATAAAAATCTATCTCTCTCATCATTTAATTTATTAGTTGGTGTAAGCTCTTTAGTTATTGCTTGTAAACATGGTGGGCCATCTGAAAATTCTTCTGGTCCTCCTGTAAGTTGTTTTCTAATTAAATCTTCCGCTGACTTTCTTAATGATTCTTTTGTTTGTAAATTTTCTTTTACAACATCTAGGAATTGTTCAAAGGTTAGCTCTCTACCATCAGGTAATAATGCCACACGTTCTTTTTTATTAAAATAAGGTAAGTTAATAAAATTACCATTAATATATTTACCATCAGTGTTCATTCCTAATTTAGTTTGTTTAGGATAAATTTCTGTGTTTGCAGGTAAACCAAATGTAAATAATAATGTTTCTAAAAATTTTCTTATCTCACTTGCTTCAATAGGTTCTGTTGTAAATACATAAGTGTGTAGACCACCACTTTTTGATTTGATAGGTATAACTGGTAAATTATTTTCTGCTATTATTTTTAAGTAATTTTCTATTTTAAAATTAGTATAATTTTTTGGATCAATATCTATTGCACCAAATGATGCCATACCTTCATCATTACATGGTTGTATACCTATAGATTTTTTTCCATTTAAATGTTCTATGTAATCTTTATCTAAAATTGGTTCTGCTGACCAACCGTAGTCCCCTGGATTGAATTTTAATTTCCCTGATTCCTGATCCGTGTATCCTTTTTCAATATTACAGAAACCATAATTACGCTCCAATCCTCTAAAGTATTTTATAAAGTCTTTCATATATGTTTGGGGCGACCAAGGCCGCCCCTAGATTAGATATTATACAATATCCTGAGTTTGATTAGATTCTTCATACTTAGGTTTTGTAGTACCTTTAACCGCAGATTTTTGCATCTCTGCTGCTATGGTCCACAAATTAACATCAGCTTCTTTTCCTAAGTCTAATTGTCTAACTTTAGTTGGCTTGTATACATGCCAGCTTTTACTTCCAGCCTGTTTACCAACTGTTTTTAGATTATAGACAAAAGCAAAAGATGGTGCATTGAACATGCCTTTTGCATCTGACATTTTACCATTTGCTATAAAATCATTTAACTCTCTTGCTGGAGTTAAGTTTGATGATCTCATAGGTATGATTGCAGGTCTAACATCACCGTCAACCAATGCTAGTACATAGAAGTAAGCAGTTTTTTCTACATAGTTACCGTTTGGTAATCTGTATCTGCCATTTCTTTCTTCTCTAGCATCAGATGGTAATGTTAAATGAGTTCCAACTGGCGCTGAAGCACTATCGCCTCTTTCTTGCCATTCTGGAAATCTCATTTGTGTATGAGCTACCACAACATTAATTCCGTCCTCACCGTCTATTAATGTTCCAAAAGATTTTGCATATATCATTCCAGGTTTTGCATCCTTGACATACTTAGAATCTTTTGAGTTACATTCAGGAGACAACTGATGTAGGATTTTTAAAATCGGTGTCGATTTATCATCTGAAGATATTTCTTCAGCTCCTCTACCAGCAAAGTCTCTTGGATTGATTGTAGATAGTGCACCTGCACTATTCTTTTTAACTAATTTACTTTCAGTTTGCATATTTACTCCTTTGTTAGTTTGTTAGTCTATTAGTTTAGTCTTTAGTTTTTATTTTCGTTTGGTTACCTTCAAACGTCCAAAATATATCAGATGGAACTTCATTACCTTTGTTCTTCCATTCCTCTAATATTACTTTGAGAGTTGCAGGGTGAACCTTCTCTTCTTGAGTCGGTTCATAACCCTGCCCTCTTGCAAGGGTGACATAAGTCATTGCCTTGTTTTCTTCGCCTTTGCCAAAAGTAACAATGATATTATTTTTAATAATATCACCTAGGCCGTTCTTACGAAGCCATTCATGTGCCTCGGCTTTTTTGTCTGCCTTTATAGTAGCACTGTAAATTTCTTTAACTGAAACTTCAGATCCATCTGCTAGTTTCAAAGTTTTTAAATTCATGTCTGTCATTAATTTTGGAATGACAACATTGCTAAAAGTTTTTTCTTGTTCTTTAAGTGATTTAATTTCAGCTTCTTTATTTTGTATTTCTTGTTGAACAGATTTTAATTTGTGAATCTCTTCTGATAAAGTTGCTGGATCAACAAAGTCCGCTTGATCTGGCGCATATTTTCTTGGGTCTATCATATTATCTTTCATACCTTTTTATATAGTTAGTTGTTACATTGATGTCAATTGTTCTTTTAAATTTATTTCTACAGGATAGTATTGCATTTCTTGTCTGTCCCATTTTAATACTTTAACCTTTCCATACATTTCAGCTATAACTAAACCAAATGTCAAAATTATGGCAGGATCGCCAGACAGTAATAAATAATCTTCTTCAGGATTAAATTTACTTAAGGCCATTCTTATCTTCATAATAAATGGAGCAGGTGAATAAAGCATTTGAGATTTTCTAGGAAAGATAACTTCTACCTTACCATATTTTTGTGCACCTATGATATTATATTTAGGTTGCCCTGTTAATTTATCGATAGGAATATCTTGTGTTAAATAAACTTTGCTCATATTGACTTTCTTATTAATTATGCATATATATCTTTTTAGAAAGAATTGCAATATGCATTACAAAAATAAAACAAAGCCTTTTGCGCATCAATCCAAAGCATTAGAAATGTCTTGGAATAAAGAAGTATTTGCATATTTTATGGAAATGGGTACAGGAAAATCTAAGGTCCTTATTGATAATATCGCTATGTTATATAACGCTGGTAAAATCAATGGAGCATTAATTATAGCTCCTAAAGGTGTTTATAAAAACTGGTTTGATTCTGAAATACCAACACATTTACCTGATTACATAGATAAAAAAATAGGTCTATGGAAAACTGATCCAAATGCAAAAGAATTAAAATGTTTGTTTAAAGTTGATCCTGACCTTCATATTTTAATTATGAATGTTGAAGCTTTCTCTACTAAAAAAGGTGTAGAGTTTGCTAAAAAATTTTTATCTTGCCATACTTCTTTAATAGGTATTGACGAATCAACTACTATAAAAAATCCCCAAGCAAAAAGAACTAGGGCTATTATTGAACTTGGTATTAATTCTAAGTACAGAAGAATACTTACAGGTTCTCCAGTAACTAAATCCCCTTTAGATTTATTTGCACAATGCTATTTTCTTAATCCTTATTTATTAGGACATGAATCTTTTTATACATTTAAAGTTAGATATGCTGTTACTAAACAAGTTAATGTGTCTGGTCGTATGATACATCTTGTTGTTGGTTATAGAAATCTTGGAGAACTATCTGAAAAAATAAAACCGTTTTCTTATCGTGTATTGAAAGATGATTGTTTAGATCTTCCTAAAAAAACATATACAAAACGTATCATAGAATTAACCGATGAACAAAAAAAACTTTATAAAACTATGAAAGAACAGGCTATTGCATTTTTAAATGGTAAAGTAACTTCTACAGCTACAGTAATTACTCAATTAATGAGACTACATCAAATTACTTGTGGTCACTTTAAAGCAGATGATGGTTCTGTTCAAAAAATTAAAAATTATCGTATTGATGAATTAATGGATGTGTTAGAAGAAATGGAAGGTAAAGCTGTTATCTGGGCTCATTACAGAAATGATATTGAAAGCATTGTTGAAGCCATTACAAAAAAATATGGAGAAGATTCTATAGTTACTTATTATGGTGACACATCAACTAATGATAGACAAAAAGCAATTAAAAAAATCCAGGACCCTGAATCCTCAGTTAGATTTCTTGTGGGTACTCCTCAAACAGGTGGATATGGAATTACTCTTACAGGCGCAAGCACAATGATTTATTATTCTAACGGATATGATTTAGAAAAACGTCAACAGTCTGAAGCAAGGATAGATAGAATAGGTCAAGAAAGACCAATGACTTATGTAGATATTATCGCTGAAGGGACTGTAGATGATAAGATCGTACAATCCCTTCGTAAGAAAGTTAACATCGCCACAGAAATTATGGGCGAAGAACTTAAGGATTGGATATAATTATTTAATATTTATATCTAAAGGTTTGATTTCTTCTGGTTCATTAACACCTAACTTGATTGTTAATACACCATCTTCCATTTTAGCATCATTAACAACTGCTTTATCATGTAAAGCAAATTGTTTGAAAAATTTTCTAGCTGCTAAACCTTTTTCAATGTAGTCTTTTTCTTTGTCTTCTACTTGACCAGAAACAGTTAATACACCATCTTGATATTGAACTTTAACATTCTTCTTGTTGAAGCCTGCAAGTCCT